GGAGATCCACCGCCGACCCCATATCGGGCGGCATCGCGTGCGGCAGCAGCCTCGTTTGCCATCTGCTGACGCTGGATCGAAACCGGAGTTGTGCGCTGCGGCGGCGGAGAGACCTTGCTCGCAAGACCCTGCGAGTTGTTGGCGATGTCGAGCGCGTCAATGATCGTGGACAGACCGACCTCGTCTGCGGCAGTCACCTGATCCCAGCCAAGACGCTGGCTGACCATGTTGAAGTTGTTGAGGAAGTTGGTGACCTCTGCCATGTTGTATTCGCCGTTCTGGTCGCGGCGAGGCAGGATGGCAGGCTGCGGAAGCGGAGTCATCATCGGCTTGGTCATCGCGTGGAACAGCGAGACCAGAGGAAGCGGACCGGAGTTCTGCGAAGCAAGCGAGTCAATCAGCGTCATCGTGCTTGGCGCTGCGTAGTCGCTCGGCTTGCGGCGCAGGGCGCGGATGTTCTCGATGAGCGGCGCTGCATACGGCTGGTCCTCGTATGCCTTCATGGCGCTGTCGAACGCACGCTCGCCCTGCTCGTATTCATCCTGCTCCATCTTGATCGCCTGCTGCGCGAACTTGATGGGAACAGCCTTGCCGCGCCATTCAACGGTCTCCGCGTCCTGCTTCATCTGCTGGCGCTGAAACTCGCCGAGTTGGTCGAGAGCGATCTTCGGATCCATCTGGTACATCGCAGCCAGATAGCCACCGATGTCCGGGTCGTTGGTCGCGCCGACCTTGCGGGACATTGCGTTGAAGTACGGCTTGAACGCCTCGCGGCGAGCCTCAAGATCGCGCTGCTGCGCCAGTTCGGTACGCGCCTTCGACCTGTACTCCATCGCGCCGACCCATTGCGGGACGGTCATGCGAATGGTCTGGCGCTGCCCGTCCTCGTCCAAGAACGACACCGCAGGAGTGCCGTCGGCAAGAGCGCCGAAGTCGAGCATCTCCAGACCCTCGTAGTCGCCGTTCTCGATCCCGCCGATTGCCTTGCCGAAAGACGGCTGGGTCACATTGCGGGGGTCGCCGACATAGTACGAACGGTCCTTGTTGGACCAATCGACCAACTGGCTGACCTGTGGCGGAAGATCTTCTTCCCGCATCTGCGACTCGATGGGGCGCTGCTGGAATCCGTTCGCGGTCCTGATCGGTGCGGTGTCCATCACGCCATCCCCCTCACGCCGGAGCGGACACCGGACAGGAGGCGAGCGGCTTCAGCCGTGGCAAGACCCTGTTGCGCCAGAAAGACCTTGCCAGCCGGAGACAGGTACGAGGTTCCGATCTTCATCTCGCCCCGATCCTCCATCTCCTCTTCCTGCTGTCGCTTGGGCATCCCCTTGAATGTGCCGAGCATCTTCTTCTCCTGCTCCAAGTCGGCGTTCAACTTGGACTGGTATTCCTCAAGCCGGAGCGCCTGCTTCATTCGCTCCTGCTCGGCAAGCAGCGGCATCCCGGCGCGAGCCTCGTCCATCTGCATCTGCGCCATCGACGCACGCTGACCCATCTCGGATCCGCCGACCAGCGCCATGCCAGCGCCACGGAACGGGTTCCGCAGATCGGTCGCGGCAAGCCCCTGACCGATTCCCTGCGCCATCCCGGTCCCGGCGTACATGAAGAACCGACCGAGGTTCCCAAGGTATGTGGAGTTCTGGGCGCTCTGCCGCTCCATGTCCTGCTGTGGTGTCCCTGCCGACATCGTGATTCTCCTTATGCTCGCATTCCAGCAGCCATGCCCATTCCGGACAGGTACGGCTGGTACATACCCATGATCCCGGACGCGATACCGCTGGTCGCTCCGCCGACGATTGCGGCAGCAGCCTGATAGCCGCTTCCCGCGTACTGTGCCTGCGCTTCCTTGCCGCCCATGACTCGGGCGACGCGCTCGCGCTCAAGGTTGATCTGCGCGTTGAGGAAGTCAGCGCCGAGCGCAGCCCTCTGGCGAGCGACATCCTCGCGCTGCGCGAAGGTCTGACCGAGCAACTGCTGGCGCATCGACAAGCCGCCGCCGACGCGAGCCTGCTGCATCTGCGTCAGGTTAGCCAGTCTCTGCTGCTCAAGCGACGAAACGCCCTGCGTCAACGCCTGCTCGATGCCAGCCAACTGGCTTGCATACTGCTCCTCGACAACGCCCTTCTGGAGCGCACCCTGCCGCTGCTCGGCGGCGAGCGCCGACTGCCCGAAGGTCGTTCCTCCGAGACCCGTAAACGCCTGTGCCTGCTGCATACGAGCAAGGCTCTGCGTGGTCGCCTGATCGATTGCAGCCAGCGTGTTGGTCCGACCGACGGCAGCGGTCTCCCGGACGCGACCCATGCCCTCGCGGAACTGGGAGGTAATTCCTGCGGAAGCCTGCGAGTAGGCGGTCTCCAGTTCCTTGAACCGGGTATCGAAGTCGCTGATTAGGGTCTCGTAGCCGCCCTTGTACTGCGCCAGATTTGTGGTGCGGTTCTCAAGGAACGACTTCAGGATCTTGTCCTGCTGCTCCTGCTGGTACTTGCCGAGATCCTGATACTGACCGCCAGCCCATTCGGTCATGGTTCGATAGGCACGCTGCTTCGCGTCAGCAGCCTGCTTGGCGAGGATGCCGGATGCAATGGATCCGACACCCATCGCAACGCCGCCGACGGCAAGACCCGTGCCGATTGCCGCCGCTGCCGACGCGCCGATTCCGATTGCTGCTCCTGCTCCGATGAATGACATATCAGGTCTCCGTATCGATGGCGTGTGCTACCAGACCGCTGACCCGGTAATCGACCGTGATCTCGCGACCGCCCTTGATCTGCTTGATGGCGACCATGTCCACATGATCGCCGATTCCCGTTGCGACAAACTGCGCGTTCGGCTCATGGGAATGGTTCGTGAACCTCCCAGCGACGCACCTGTGACCGTCCCGGCGAGCCGGGGCAATTCGCTCGCCCTTCTTGATGTCTCGATTCGCGAACACCCCAATGCCGTGGATCGGCGACGGAGACATCGCCATGTTGCGATAGCAAGCCTCTGTCTCGATCAGGTCATCGGTGCGTCGCATCCATGCATCAATGAACTCCAGCGGCAACCCGTATTCGCGGATAAAGTCTCCGTAATCAGACCGAGCCTTGCTGTTCCAGTCGTACTCGATGCCCGTGCGCCGTGTCTGGAGATTTGCAGCCTCGTCGGTCATAGCGTCTTCCGCCTGTTCGACCGTGGCTGCGTCCGTCTGAATGAGCGTGGTCCAGTAGGTGTCCGCGTGCGCGTACCCGACACGCTTGTACCCCTTGCTCGCCGGAAGGACATGGAATCCCACAAGACGCTGCATACCGTTGTCGGTGGTGACGGTGATGTCCCCGCTGACCACACAGATGTTGTCCAACTTGGTGAGCGTCCCGGTCACGGCGGTCCCGGCTGGGATGAAGATCGTCCGGGCGTACATCTTGCCGTGGATGAGGCTCGCCGTCTGCATATCCACCTGTGGAAGCGACAGCAGCGCCTGCTCAAAGCGCTGCACCTTGTCGAGATCTGACTTGCTCATGCCGTTGTCAGACATCGATGACAGCCCTCCTTGGTCCGACAGGCTGGAGGTTTGCGGCAATGCGCTCGATGGCAAACGGATATCCAGACGATTCCAGACGGAGGAACATCGCGTTTGCACGGATTCGGCAGCGCATCCGGTTGTTTGCCCCTTCGGTCAAGTTTCCGAGGCTGGTAGTGGTCGCGCCTTCCGACACGGCTGCTGAAACGGCTGCGGTGACCGTGGTCAGCGTGGACACGATTGCCCCGGTCTCGTCGGTCACTACATACCTGTACTCGCCGACGCTCGGATCCTCGGCATACTCACCGTTCGACTGCTGCTGGACGAAAACGATTCGATTCGTGACCGGATACACGCCATCGTCCTGAAACCTAATGCACCATCTCGATGATCCGCCGATGGTCGCTCGCACAAGTTCGTATCTGCTGATGTCGTTCTCGTAGACCCGATCAAGCGGAGCGACGAAGGTGTCCTGCGTCGTGTATGTGCCGGGTGTCGGATCCGAGTACTGACCGTCGAGATAGGAGGTGACGGAGTCATTCGCATCACCACCGTCATAGGTGGTCGTGAACGATGATGTCCCGGAGGATCCACCGTCAGCCGTGATCCCAAGCACATCCGACACAGCCACCGAATTGATGCTCTCGGCAATTGCGTCCTGCGCGGTCTCGGCAGACAGCATCGTGGCGTATGGATTCGGGGCAAGACCCTTCACATCCAAGTCAGGAAGGTAGGTGTCGGATCCGAGTTCGATCTGAACCTCGGAGCAGAATGCCAGTCCCGGCTGGCTTGACACCATCGGACCGATGGTGACGCGGGCAATGATGCGCTGATCCTCGGATTCACCGATGGTCGGATTGCGAGTCGAGTCATATCCTGCGGCGACATAACCGTCGATTCCCGCGATGACCTTCTGGTCGAAGATTCCGAGTTGTCCGTCAAGCGAGCCGAACAGCGCGACCTGATTGCGACCATCGGTAGTCAGCATCTGGCAAGTCGAATACGCGCCGTCGAAGTTCGGGTCATACATCTTGAACGGGTAGAACCCGTCCGTCTGGTCGGAGTAGAACAGGTGCGTGCTGCTCGTCGGCTGGTCGATGCGGGTCAGGAAGATCCACAGACCTCTCCGCTCGACATCGTATGACAGCGTCGCGTTGATGTCCTCCCACTTGACAGCGTTGAAGAACGAGTCGAGTTTGTTCAGCGACACCAGTTGACCACGGTCGATGTTAAAGTCGTTCGGCGACAGCCTGTACAGACCGTCCTGCGCGAGGACATACACCGTCTTCTCTGGACCGTTGCACCATGCACGCGGACCGACAATGCCGACGGTTCGGCTCATCTGCTGGATGGTTGCCGTGCCGAAGACAGGGTCGGCAGTCAGCATTGACATCGACTTCTTTCCGGCATAGATCAGCGAACCCTGACCGAACGGAATCAGGGCGACGATCTCATCGCCCGGAACACCCCATGTTCCGTCGTTTCCGGCAATAGGATCGGCGGCGTTTCCGGATGTGATCGACCAATGATCCGGATCCTCGATGTTCGACATCCACCAGATGTTCTCTTTCTGGCGAACTCCAGCAAGAACAAGACGGGTTCCAAACAAGGCAATCAGCGTCGCGGTGTATGTGACTCCGCCGACGGTGTTGCGGACATTGTCTTCGGGACCGTGGGAGGAGTGTTCCCAATTCGCCCATGTCGGAGGATTGACGAACAGATCCACCTTCTTGTAGTGCGTGCCATCCACGAAGTAACAGTACTGACCTCGCTGGACAGCCTCGACTCGCCCGGTCGTAATGAGTGCTGCTGCGGTGGATGACGAAGGACCAAGCACCTGAACCGGGTCACCGCCCGGATCCATGTAGTAGATCTTGCCTGCATTGACGATCAATACCCGGTCCTTGATCGTCGGCGGAGTCCCGCTGAATGCGTTCGTCCGAACGCAGCATTGAACTGATCCGGACGCGAACTTGTACATCCGGTTGAATCCCGGACGAGTGGCAAGCCTCACCCTGCGGCGGAACGGATCGTTGGGGATGACATTCAGGATGTCATGCGTGTACCCCTCCGGAACGCCGCTGTAGACGGTGTCCGTGATCCAGCCACGAAGCGGGATGATGGCTTGGGTGTATGGCATCAGGCAGTTCTGATAGCGATGACAACCAACGACGCGCTATCGTTGTTTTGACGCAGATCAGTAGAACTACTCGTCATTCCGACAATAAGTCCTTGTTCGACAAGTTGTGATGATGTCGGACCAACAAACATTACGGTCCAAGTTCCGGCGGCAGGACGAAGCGCTCTAGACGCACCAGACACAGTATTGATAAACGCACCAGACACAGTTTGCGTCACCGTATCCGAATTTCCTTGTGATCTTGCAATCACGAAAACGCCAATCTGATTGGTGGTTCGCTGCATGATGTCTGCTGCGACTTTCGCAACAGTGACATTTGCATCGAGAATCTTTGCCGTAGTGACTGCGCTATCTGCAATTCCAGCAGTAGCAATCGTCCCAAATCCAACTGCGGTTCCGCTACGCCGAAGAACCTGACCGTCCGTTCCGGCAGCAATTTCCGCGAAGACTCCAGCGGAATTTGCACTTCGACCAATCACAGAAAGACCAGCAGCGGCGCTGTTTGGCAACTTTGCGAAAGTGACATTGCTATCAGCAATCTTTGCGGTAGTCACATTGGAGTCAGCAATCTTCGCAGTTGTGACAGCCGAATTACGAATGTGATTTGTGGTGACCGCTCGATTGCCGTCCGTGCTTGCATCATCGGCAAGTTTGTCTGCGGTCACAGCATCATCAGCGATCTTCGCGGTCGTGACATTCGTGTCAGCGATTTTCGCTGTTGTGACATTTGCGTCAGCGATCTTCGCCGTCGTAACTTCGCCGTCCGACAGGTGCGCCGTGCTGGTCCATGCCGTCCAGTTCGTTCCGTTGTATAGGCGCACCCATTGCTTGAGGCTGGTCGCGCTGGCGCTGAACTGGGTCAGCGTCTGCTGGACATGGGTCGTGAGGCTGTCGTAGGCGTGCGTCGTGACGAGCAGCGTGCAGACCGAGTCAGCATCGGCTGCATCCAGATCCGACGGACCATTGGTCAGCGTCGTGCCGCTGGTGACGGTGTCGAGCCTGTACCGACCCATGACCCGGTAGTTGGTCGCATTCAGGTCGCTGCTGGTCGCCGGGTTCACGGAGACATTCGGCAACTGGTAGTACGCAAGGTTCTGCCATTGCGTGGTCCCGTCGCCGATCTTGATGTTTCCCGTGTCGGACTCGTAGCCGACCTCGCCAGCCGAGAGAACGGTGGACGAGACAGCCGTCCAGTTTGCTGCTGTGTCTCGTCGGAACTGGATCTTGACTGCCATTACCGTGTCTCCTCGACGAAGGAAGGCGGCACGCAGTACCAGCCTTCTTGGATCTTGACCTCGTTGTCGCTCAACTTCCAGCCGTCAGCGGTCTTCGTGTACACGCGACCCTTGATCTCCGGACCCATCCTGATCGGGCTGCTTTCGCTCACCAGCACCGTGCGCGTGCAGCCAGTTGCGAATGCGAGAGCCACCGCGAGACAGCAAACCACGATCATGTTTAGCGTCAACGCCCATACCGCGCTGTCGGAAGAGTCCTTCCGTCCATTGCAGCAGGGACATGAACAAGGCTCGCAGGAAGTCATACACCTCACTCGCCCTTCTTGTTGTCCTTGGCGAAGACCAGACCGATGCCAGCCATGACGGCTGCGATCAGCGATCCCCAGTCCGGGACGGTCAGCGGATCGCTGTCGGTCAGCGCCGTCAGCGCAGCGCCGACCGCGACGATGATTGCCGCAACGCCAGCGCCCGTGGTCTTCCAAGATGACTTCTTGATGATCTCGCTCATCGGTCGTGCCTTTCAAGTTTCTCCTCGATCTTGTCGAGGCGCTTGCTGATGCTGTCCTGATTGGTCACGACCTGCATCAGCAGGCGGTCGTGGTTTAGATACGCGGGAAGAAGCATTCCGATCAGCGTCAGGGCAATCGCACAGAGCGCGATCCAGTTCGCCGTGGACAGGCTCACCTTGATGTTTGTCTTCTCGATGGTCATGCGAACAGGTATTCAGGGGTGATTGGATCTGGAATTGTCGGCAACTGCCCGAGAGAGAACCCGATGTCGGATTCAAAGTGAACATTCATGTGCCATCTGCTGTCTTGGTCCAGAGGACCAATGTCAATGATCGTCACTCCGGGTGACGAGATTCTCGACCCGCAGCGAATCCTCGCAAGACCAGAAGCAACGACAGCATCAGAAATCTCCCGCTGCGTATTTGCTCGCAGATAAATCACCATGATGTCATAGCCTCCATCTGGGCTACGGTCTTCATGCCCTCAAACACGGCAATCTTCCTGATGTATGTCCATGCACAATTCATTGATACGACTTGGCTTTCCCAGTTTGGGAAGACAATGTTTGAATCAACAAGATCAAGGAGAGTTTCCCCATTTCTGACGAGGCGAGCGCTCCCGTTTTGAATTGCGAGGCAAACCCTATTCAGTTGCTCCGATGTGTCGGAATCACCGCTTGTCGAAAGATAAGCGGTTGATGATGACGAAACTTCCGCAGCCCATGAATCTCCAAGAACCGATTCATCAGATCTCGTCTGTGTATATGAAATGTAAGAATCATTTCCATCATCGAATGTGATGTATGTCTGCGATCCGTTCGCAATTCCATATCTATCAGACTGCTCAAACTCAACGAACACGGATGCCCCGACAGCGGCATTGCTAGATGCCGGAAGTTTGATTTGCGGGGCATCGCCTAGTGCGGTGGTGTTGTTGGCAAGCGAAATGACTTCCGGTCCAGCAGACTTATAGAAAGTCGATGAGTAGACTTGGAGCATCGGGGCATACGCCTCGACCTTGTCTCCGGAGGTAACGATTCTGATTCCGGGAACGGCTGATCCGGATGTCGCAACAACAGAGAATCGCTGCCATGAATCCGTGACAGACACGGTGGTCCATGTTCCAGCCGTGTTGTAGGTAATTTGGATATTGCCGCTTCCGCCACCGCTCGGTCTACGAAGCCACACCGAGAACACTCGACCGCCGACACCAACTGCGCCACGGCTCTGCGAAACTGTCCCGTTTGCCGCAGTAGCCGTAAATGTAACTGCCGATGTCGTGTTGTCTGGACCAGTCGCGTTTGCCGTCCCAGCGCCGGAAATGTTTGACTGCGACCAGTTGAATGTCGTTCCAGATGTTCCGAACACAATCGTGTTGCCGAGCAGATTGGTGACGGTCACATAGCCATCAAGCCTCAATCCGCGACACGCCCCGTTGGTGTACTCAAACCTTGGAGTGTTTGCGGTTTCCGCGAACTGAAGAAACCCAAGGTTGTTCAGATAGCCACTTGCTTTTGTCTGGGCGCTTCTTGTCAAGAACAGGCAGTTTGGATTGTTTCCATACTGCTCGTTCAAAGCGTTGTTGGTCGTGAAGTCAAACTGAAGTGCGGCATCCGGAAACTCCGACATGACAACATCTCGACCACGAAGCGGACGAGTCGTGCCAAGTGCAGATGATTTCCGCAGCCTGTTCCTCATGCCGATGCGTACCAGCAGTTTGCGACGGGAGTCCCTGCGGTCACGGTCCCACGGAACTCAAGTTCGATCATCGAGCAGCCCCATGTGTCTACGCACGCAAACGCACCGGACTCGACCGTCGGAGAGTTATAGATCTTCGCGTCGCCAGCGTTCAGCGTGAACCCAATCGCCTGTCGGAAAGTCGGGGTTGCTCCGATGGACGAAAGCGTAAAGAACGACGATCCGAGCGTCAGAGTGAAGTCGGCGAGCGTCAGAGGAATCCAGAGAGTGTTCGCAGCATCTCGGTTCCACCCGACAATGCGAACGCTTGCAGTCGTGTAGGTATTTGATCCAAATGACCTCTGAACGACAGGGCAGATCTTCATGTAGTTCGCCCCCTCGGACGGAAACACGATGATTCCGCTCGCGGCGTTGGTAACCGGAACGGTCGCCGCCGGGGAACGAGATGTCGCAGAGCCATTGATCATCGTCGCATTGACGGTCGGCGACGCGAGGACGAACTCGCGGGTCGGCGTGACCGACTGCGACACGGTGAAGAGACCACTAATCGGAGGGTTAGGCATGGTTGTCACCAAGAAGAAAGCGGCATCCGCTTCCATGTGTCCTTGCGGACGCAGATGTAGATGTACGAATCGTCCCAAGAAATCTCGCCGGGAGATCCGATTGACGATGATGCCTTCGGGACTCTCGGCGCAAACACGCGAATCTGCCGAACATCAAGAGGGTTGTCGATCCTCGTACTTTCCCGCAGGATCGAGATCGCGTCGCAGCCGTTGACATTCAGGGTCAGTCGCTCGGACGAACTGACCATGTCATCCGTGATGATCGCCGTTCCGACAACGACGGAATCAGCCTCGACCATCGTCGCCTTGATGCTGCCGCCGATGATGTCTTCGCCGAAATGCTGGTGCTTTGCCGGAGACATCCGGCTCAATGCGTCGGAGAATCCGACGATATCGGCGGTGTCGTGCTTGTGTCCTGCATTCGCCTTCGTGTCCATCATGCCGGGAAAGTCGATGATGTCCGAGCATGAATGCTTGTGCGACGCGAGCGCAGCGCCGAGCGACGAGACATTGATGGTCCTCCACTCGGTGTCATGGTCGCGTTCGGTCGATTTGGCGAGAACCTGACCAATGGATCCGCCGACCGGAACGCCAGCGCCGTCCTTTCCGTCCCGTCCGTTGGATCCGGCATCGCCGACCCGACCAGCCTGACCGCCAGCGGCGACCATCGACCAGCACGGCGATGACATAGAAGGCTGCTCGCCACGGGTCATCTTCCGGGCGACGAACGAACTCGACCCGAACAGCACGACATCGCCGGGGCTGTACATCAGGTTGTCGGTGTATTGACCTTTGTATTGCATGATCAATCCGGGTTCGTGACATACCCGTAGTCAGGGCGAGTCCAGTTGACAGAGACAGGGCTGCGCGACGGTCGCATACGACCGAGGTCGCGCTGGAGCAGACCATCCTTGGTGGATGCCGTGGCGAGCAGCGGACCAGCATCGATTTCCTGAAGACGGGCAGTCAGCCCCTCGTCTTCGTAAGCCTGCGCGAATGCGCGGCAGTAGCCGATGAACAGGGCATCGCAGTACTTCGGAATCGGGATCTGCCACGAATCAGAAGCGTCGGACGCGATGTCCACCCATGCAGCCCGGTATCGAATCGCGATGGCATCGGCGAGCGCTCCGGTCGGGGTCGGATAGACATCCAGACGAACGGGGGGAAGAGCATCGCCGTCGCTTGGCGGGGTGCGCGTGAAGACGGCGTGGGTCACGCCCGGTCCGGTCATGGTCAGCCCCAGTTGCCGGAGTTGCTCCATGTGGTCCGGAGTGACCATCTCGATGAGGTAGCCGAGCGACTCAAGGGAGATGATCGACAGGATCTCCTCCGCGTCGCTGGGCAGGGCGATGTACGACTGGTTCGCGACCAGAGACAGGTATTTGCTGGTCCGCTCCCGGAATCGCCACGGGCGAGAGAACAGGTACTGCCCAGCCTGATTGACGATCTCCGCCAGTCGGGCGGCTCGCGTCTGACCCGGCGCGAGCGACGGGTATCCGCCGACGGCAAGGACAGCGTGGTTCTTGGCTTCAGCGAAGGTAGGCATGGAAATCCGCTTGGGGGGTTTCCCCCCCAAGCGGTGATGGTTGTAGCGGTTACACCACGAAGAACAGGTCGTACTTCATCACGACATTGATGAGACCAGCCGAACCAGCAGCCTTGGTCTCAAGAGCAACGGCGCACCAAGTGTCCGTCGTAGCGCCTCCAGCATTGGTCAGTTCGCCAGCGGTGTCGGACAGAGCCAACTTCGACCCGATCACGGCATTGTTGGTGGACGGATTGACCTTGGCGCGGCACACGCCGCCGAACTGAACGACAACCTCGGATCCGACAGCGCCGGATTCCGAACCGAGTTCGGAAACGACACCGACGAAACCGCCGTTGGCGTGCGATCCATCGCCGTTGGTATCGGCGGCATTGCCGTCAGCCAACTTGACGCAGGAGAACGGGGAGAGCGACTGCTGCGCGATGGTGGTCGCCGGATAGACGGCGCTGGTGTGACCAAACGAGGTGATCACGACATCGCCGACGGCAAGCGCTGCGGAGTGCTTGTTGACCATTCGGCAAGCGTGCGTGTGGGGCTGGAATCCGACAGGACCAGCAGTAGGAGCAAAGAGCATTGAGATCAGTCCTTTCTTGTGTGAAGTCAGGGGGGGCTGGAGGTCCAGCCCCCCCCGTGATCATCAGGAGATCGCGAGCGGAGCGACGATGCCGTGGCGCTGACGCGAGTTGCAGAACAGGTTCCACCAGCAGTCAACCACCTGAACATAGGTGAAGGGCTGGTTCGGGTGCTTCATCACTTCGTGCTTGCTGAAGTAGCGGCGCGAGTGATAGATCGGGGTCAGGTAGTTGCCGTTGACCCAGTAGTAGCGAGCGCCGGGGTCGATGACCGAAGCGCCAGTCTCGGTCGCACCCGTGGTGGTGCTGGCGGCGGCGATGTTCGTGTCGAACGCCGTGCGCTGCGTCGCACCGCTCGGGAAGATCGCAGCCGTGTCGAGGTTGGAGCAGTACATCAGTTCGATCCCGCTGAAAGTCGGGTTCGTGTACGCCGCATCCTGATACGACACCAGCGTGTCGTTGGAGGCGCGGAGAGCCTGCTTGTACTGGTTGAGACCGAGGCGCGAGCAGAGGATCATCTGCCTGTTGAGCGTCGGCTTCTCAAAGTACTCCTGCTTCGTGCTGGGCGGAACGAACTCGCACTTCAGGAACATATCGTCGAAGGCGGTGATGAGACCACCGATGTCGGCGGTGAAGGTCTGACCGTTGACGCGAGCGTTCTCGATGCCAGCCTTCGTCTGAAGCGCCTGATTCGGATCGGTCACTCCGGGGTCGTAGTACGAGATCTGGTTGGTCCAGCGATCCTCGCCAGCGGTATCGGAGTTGCTCGCGTTGTTGGCGAGACCCATCACCGTGGACCAACCGAGCGGGAGACCGCCGCGAATGCCGAAGGCGTTGTTGAAGTCCGGGAGTTCGTTGATGAAGCAGGGGAGCGAGTACGGCAACTTGCCGCCAGCGCCCTCCATCTCCGCGCTCATGCCGAACGGCGAAGCCCACAGGTCGTTCTCAAACCCGTTGAGCAGCGAGGTCCACATCCGCTGCTCCTTCTGCCGCTTCAGCCGCTTGTACTGCGACTTGACATAGTCGCGACCCGAACCCTCGCCGGAGTTCAGTTCGATCTCATGGTCGGTCCACGCCATGTGGTCGAGGCTGAAGCGCCACGGACACTTGATCGTGTCCAGCACCTGTGCGTTGCGCCAGTTGAAGGTGTCGTTCGGGAGGTAGTGGTCGTAGGTGCTGCTGTCATCGAACATGATGACATCGCGGATCTCGTTGCCGCCCTGAATCGTCGCCTCGCTCGTCTTGTCCTTGAGAAGACGGGAGAAGGCGTAGGTGTTCTTGACGGCTTCGTTGATGACTGCATCCGCGCTGGTCAGGTAGGTGGGACCAGTCGCAGCCATGAAGTCATTGAAGGTCTGGATAGGGGTTCCAGCCATGTTGCGCTCACTTTCTGATTAGCCGCATCGCCTCGTCGCGAGTCTTCCCTTCCATGAGGGCATCGAGGATCGCGTCCTCCGCATCCACGGGAGTGCGGGGTCGTTCGTTGCGCGACACGCCGCGAGCGGCTGTCGGCTGACCCTGCTTCCGTGCATCCGGCTTGGCGACCTTCTTCCCTGCAAGGTTGGCGTAAGCCTCCTCGGCGAGGTGCATGACGGTCTTGTAGGTTCCGGGATTCGCCGATCCGAGTCGATTCATCTCCGCGATCACCGCCTCGCGGTCGGGAGCCTTTGCCCCGTACTGCGAGCGGAAATACGCATCAGCCGAATCGACCTGAACCAGCAACGATTGCTCCGCAGCAGCGGACTGCTGCTTGCGAAGTTCGGCGAGTTCCGCACGCATCGCCTTCAGCGGCTTTGCGGCATCGTCGCCAAGCAGTTCCTCGATCTCCGCGAACGGGTCTTCCTGCTCGGTCGGCTTGTCCGAATCCTCCGGTTCGATGTCAACATCGTCGGATTCATCGGCATCGTCGCCCTGCGGCTCCTGCTTCGCGGGGTTCTTCAACTGCTTCTCAAGGTCAGCCATCTTCTTGCCGTAGCCATCGACATCCTTCTGACGCTTGGAAGCCTTTTCAGCCCAGCCCATCAGGGTGTCTTCGCTAACGGTCGCGAGGATCTCGTCGGGGACTCCGTCCCGCTTGAGAGTCGCAATGGCACGCTCGCGCTCCTTGCTCATCGCAGGGGGCGCGGTATCAGGCACGGTCTCCTCGACATCGTCGGCGAAGAGCCTGTCCAAGACATCGTCATCAGCGTCACGCGCCGAGGCTTCGTTGGGCTGTGCGATGTCCTCGGTCTTCTCGACCTCGGTGTCCTCATTCTGGATTTCGGGTTCACTCATGGTGTCCTATTCCTTCTCGTAACCGTGCTGTGCCATGACATTGCGCTCATGGCGGCGCGACTCGATGATGGGCTTGCCCTGTGAGTTCGTCTTGCATCCGGCAAGTCTGCGCGGAAGCGAACTGCTCACATACGGGTACTGCGATCTGTTGGTAGCCGGATCGACTTGGAAGTCGGACACGACGCGAACGAGTCGCTTCCCATCAACCTCGACGGTTGCTCCAATCGGCGGCGCGTCCTTCATTGCGAACACCAGTTCGCAGGACGCTCCCGTGGACTCGTCGATGAAAGCGTAACTTGGCATCTGCATTACCTCTTGTTTCGTGCAAGAATTTGCTGGAGCGCGTTCTCGCCCTGCGCTCCCTGTGGGGCTTGCGCTGCACCCTGCTGCATCTGCATTACACGCTGCTGGTCGATGAGATCGGCGAGGTTCGGGATGTTCATCGCATCGCCGACCATCGACATCACATCGTTCCACTTCACATGGGGAGCGGCGACCACCTGTTGCGACAGCGTGCCGACGAGTTGCAGCATCTCCAGCGCTCGCTTCTGCAACACCATGTCGCTGACGCGCTCCATGCTCATCGCCTCGATGTCGATGTCGAGGTCATCGAATGTGCCGACCATCGCCGAGGCGCTGAACATCGGCTCCGGCTCGCCCATGATCGCCACGCCGTCCTCGCCGACGGGGAACACCACCTTGCGGTCGTGGAACATGAACCACGCGACATTTCGCATGACCTCGTTGACGCACTCCTGAAACTGGCGCTTCAGGTGCGCCATACGCATCCCAGACGCACTTTCCGCAACGCTGACTTCGGTAGCCGTCGGCTGACCCGTGATGTTGCCTCGCATCGCGTCGTGGATGCCGGAGACACGGTCGAGCCTGTCCTGCGCCATCGCCGAGTACTGAACTTGCTGCGGAGTGATGCCGCCGATCTCCATAGGAACGACTTGAGTCGGGTCAATGCCGTCGGCAAGCACCACATACAGATCGTCCTTGTCTCGGATGTCCTGCGCCAACTTCGCGTTGCGGCTGTCCACCGCGATGATGCGCTTGTACGCGCTGGCGCTGTACCGCATCGAGCGCAGATGGTGGTTCACATCGTCCATCTGCGGGACCAGCGCCATGATCGGCGACAGCGGATACGGATCGTCGGGGACCGTGTACACGCCGAACACCGTGTACGGACCCGTGCGCGGTCCGTAGTACGGGCGAGGCTTGCGAACGAACCCGGCATCGGACTTCTTGCCGTCCGCGCTCTGACCCTTGATCATCGTGTAGATCGTGCCGCTGAACACCTGTGCGCCGAGAGTCGCATCGATCTCCTCGATGTCATCGTCGCGCACCTCCGGCACGAACACCTCGTAGACCACCATCTCCTTCCGGTCCGGGATCTCGCGCTTGCCCGAGTAGCCCTCGCGCACCTCGTCGATGCCGCTGTTGTCGGCGACGCGGTTGATGACCTCGGTGTCCCAGCCGTCCTCCTGCTCCGCCTGCGCGAGCAGATCGTCGCGGTCGATCACCCAGCAATGACCCATGTACCGGGTGTCCTCCATGTTCGTCGCCGCCGGATCCATGAAGAAGCGATCCGGGCTGACGCGGTACAGGCGCGGGAGGAACGGCTCCGCGCCATCGATCTCCCGGTAGCCCTTGCGCGGCTCGTTCACGACGAGACCGACACCGTAGGCGAGCAACATATCCGTCGCGATGCGCTCAAGCGTGTTGCGAACCTTGGTCATCTTGCACCAGCGGTTCACGCCGACCTGAAGCAACCCGGCGGTCATCGACTGCGAGACAGGGCGAGCGCTCTTCACGCGCACCTTCGGAGCGTCATGCACGATGCGCGGCAGCAGAAGCGCCACATACTCATGCACGAAGTTCTCCGGATCGTCCTCATGGGTGTCGATTGCACGGTAGGCGGGACCGTGGAATCGCTCGATCAGCCTTCGCCACTCGGACAGATGCTGGTCGCGGAAGTCCTCCGCCGCCTCGACCTCCCGCATCATCGAATGCAGATCGAGTTTGAGCATGGTCAGCGAACTCCCTTGCGGTGGTAGCCGCCCTTCTTGCCGCCGTCCATGCCGCCACCCATGCCGCCGCCGTAACCGCCGCCAGCGTGACCCTTGTCACCGCGACGGGACATTGCGCTTCCCACCTTGCGGGAAGACCGGGATGCTGGCGATGCCTTCTTCTTTCCGTACATGACTCTGCTCCTTCGCAGCCTTGGGCTGCTCCTGTGTTGCCTTGTGTGCGACGAGCGAGCGGATGACCTCCGCGTCCTCGCCGCGTGCGAAGTGGGTCTCGTCATCGACATACACGACGATGCAGTCGCCCTTGTCCACGCACTTGTCGATGCTGGTCAGCGGGACCAGCACACCGTTGCTGCACTTGATCAGCACTTCTTGCCGCCCTTCTTCTTGCCCTTCTTCATCGCTTGCCTCCCTTCTTGCTTGCCTTGCGTGCGGTCTTCTTCGCGGCGCGAGCCGGAAGCGACTTCATGCTCTTGGTCTTGCTTGCCATCTCGCGAGCCATGCGGGGATTGGTGGCGAACATCATGCGCTGCTGTGCCTTGCTCTTGAACGGCATCAGTAGCCCTTGCCCTTCGTCATCTTCTTGCCGACCTTCTTGGCGAAGGAGGCAGCAGCCTTCTTGCCCTTGGCGGTGTACGGGAACGACTTCTTTCCGACCTTCGGCATCACTTGCCCTTCCAGCCGCGCTTCATGGCGGCGTAAGACTTCGCGCTGACGGTTGACTTCGACTTGGGGCGCGAGATCCCAAGGCGCTTGCGACGGTTGATGTTGCCGACCAGAGAGTTCTTCGCCATCGTCAGCACCCCCAGCGCTTGCGTGCAGCCTTGCCGCGCTCCCCGGTCCACGACCGGGACCGAGCGCAGAACGACTTGTGGCGCGGGTTGTCCTTGTCCTTCGTCGGAGCCTGCAACTTGCTCCCGGTCTCACGGTTGTACCGCGCACGACCCTTTGCAGTCAGCCCAGCGCCCTTGGAAACTGGCAACTTCTCGCCGCGACCGACGGCAAGCGACGGTCCCTTCTTCCTAGCCATGCATCACCTCCGAGTGCTTGAGGATCGACCCGAGCGAGTGTTCGCCGAACTCGGGTTGCTCGGGGATCGGCTGCCCCACTTCATCGCACAGCATGAGAGCGCCAGCCAGCGCGATGACGCGGTCGCCGTGCGACTCACGCGCACCGCTCGCCTCGTCGCGCCGTGACCCAGCCTCGATGCTGCCATCGTCCATCACCACATACTCCAGCATCTCGTCGAGGCATTCCTCGCTCCGCACGACGCACTCGCCCTGCGCCAGTTGCCGTGCGAGGTTGCCGAGCAGCGAGCGCTTCGTGCGCTTGGTGCTGGTCCAGCCGACGCGCATCGTCTTCGCCTCGGTCAGCGTCCCCTCCTGCCGCTGCCGGAAGACATTGCGCCAGCCAGCCCGGTCGAAGTCGTGCTGCATCGCAGCGCCGGGACCGTTGGTCTCCCAGCCGATCAGCGGCTCGCGCCGACCGCGCCACACCTTGCGGCAAGCCTGTGCGACTTCCAGCGCGAGGTCGTAGGGCGCGAGGTTGGGATCCACGAACTCGGCGACGGTCTCGCGCTTGTTCGCGTCCATGATGCACACCGCCGCGTTCGCGCTGCCCGTGCCGTAGGACGGATCGATGAACACCACATACTCGCACACGCGATCAGGTGCAGCCCACACGCGCCATCGTCCCTGCGGCTGCGGCTCCAACTTGCCGTTGATCACCTCGCAGCGCTTGCCGACCTTGCCGAACTCCTCGCGGTGCTGTGTGACGATGTGCGATGCAAAGAACGACGCGCCGCTGCCGACGCTCTCGGCGAAGACATTCTGCGCGAGGTCGATGCGGTCGCGGCGACGCAACTGGTCCGACAGCCACGGCGACCATGTGAAGGTCGATCCGGCGAACCCGGTCACGCTGCCGTCGATGTCAACGCGCTGCACAGCGCCGCGTCCCTTCTCGGGATGCTGCCAGTACATCAACTCGACCAGCCTCGGCTCGCCTGTGGTACGCGCAACACTCACCAGCCGTGCGTACTCCGTTCCCGCGCCGATGGGAGTCGAGCAAGCGATGCGGCAACTGGTGCAGTCGGCTGCGGAGCGCCATGCAGCGTCGGCGTGGTCGAGCGCCGCGAACTCGTCGAACAGGACGAGCGTTCGCCGACCGCCGCGCCCGATGTGTTCGGTCGATGCCATGCCAGCCACGGTCGCGCCGCTGACGGGATGCCGGAGCATCATGTGCTGCCGCCACTCGCCGCCCTTGGCGAACTTCTCCGGCGCTGCCGGGAGCAGCCACGACGGTTGCCCCGCGATCAGGTAGTCAACCTTCCAGAACAGCGAGTCGGGGTCGCCCGTGCGATCCACCAGATCCTCGACGCGGCTGACGAGCAGCGACTGCCAGCCCTTGAACATCCAGCCCCACACGGCGACGGCGCACACCAGCCACGACGCGCCCATGTCTCGCGTCTTGCGGATCACGACATCGCGTCCGGTCTCGATGCCGTCGATGATCTCGCGAGCCGCATCGCGCTGGCAGTCCCACAGGATGAACGGCGTGTGCGGCGCGACCACCGGGCGCTCGCGTCCCGTCGCGTCGATCTCCTTCACGCGGTAGGTCCACGCGCAGCACTCACACCACGCTGCGAAGTCTTCAGAGAACGCTGCGCGAAGATCGGCTTGCTCTCTCGCGTTCGCGCTGTACACGCGCTCGCGCAGCGCGACGATGCGATCAGTTCCGCTCGACACCGATCCGCGCTCCCCACTCGCGCAGCATCCGAGCGCCAGCGCCAGCGTCGCCGTTCTCGACCTTGATCGATCCGCCGTCCGCGCCCGTGTGTTCGATGCGGATGCCCTCGCGGTACTTGCGCGGTCGCAGCGCCTTGAGCCGGAAGATCAGCAGCGTCGCAGCGCTGCGATCCATCTGCCGCTGTCCCTTGATCGCCTCGTCGGCGATCTTCTCGTAGCGGTCCGCGATCTCGACATCGAGCGCTTCAAGCGCTGCATGGAACTCGGCATCGGTGCGTCGCCAGTACGACGGCGTGTTCGTGCTGATGCAAGCGATGCGGCAAGCCTCGTCCCAGCCATGCTCGGGGAACGCTGCGAGCCACGCCTCTTTTGCAGCCGCGATATCCCCGGCTGCGGACTTGGGCGGTCTGCCGGGTCCGCGCTTCTTCAACGGCTGGCTGGGCTGGTCTGCCATGCTGATGGGCTTACCACACCTTGGGCTGAATCCATCGAATTCCGGCTGGATTTACCTACTTGCCTTCCCTGCCCTGTGTGGTACTCTTGTGGTGCGTTGTGGGAGTGTTCCCACAGGCCTAGCAACACCAGCCGGAGAGACACCAATGAAGACCACCCGCAAGACCGCGCCGATTCAGACCCCCGCTTGGGCGACCCAGTTCATCAGCCTGTGCGACTTGCTCTCGGGAACTTGCCGCGACCATGAGGACGCAACACGGGCGGCGCTCCTCTCGCTCGGCTGCACGGCTGACCTCGCCAATGTGAACGGCGATGCGTACTCCGACGCTGCACACGCGGCTCGCGACTTCATCAAGGCAGCGGCGCTGGACAACGCGGTCCACAGCGCCTACCGACTGACCCCGTCGTGCGACGAACCAACGACGAGCGTTCACAGCGCTTGCCGCGAAACGAGCGCACACCGAGCCGCAGCGCGAGCAGCGCTTGAAGCCGCGCTGTGCAACCTCCGTCCGTCCCTCCGCCTGTCCTGATCACACACCACACCACAAGGAGATCACAATGACCATCGAGACCGACTACGAGACCCGCAAGACCGCTCGCTGCAACCGCATCGCTCGCGACCCGCTGTGCGCCATCGCCGACTTCGTGCGCTGGCACACCAAGCGCGGCTTCACCTTCACGCTTCAGGAGGAGGAGTGCGAAGACCTCTGCACCTTCCGCACCAAGCGCGTGATCGAGATCATCCGCGCCGTCTACGAGATCGAGATCGCGACCTTCAGCATCATCGGACCCGACGGCAACGCCGACGGGCGCTGGGTCACCTTCATGTTCCCGAGCAACCTCACCTGTTCGCCCGAGGAGTCGGTCGCCGACTTCGGGATGAACGCGGTCTCCGACGCATGGAGCGAAGACTTCTACAAGCGCTGCGCCGATCACCGTTGACCACACACCACAACGCACCACCCCAGGAGCATCACCATGCACGACCCCTACACCAGCCCCCTCTTCCACTCCGACACCAAGCGCGGCTTCAACTGCCGCATCTACACCGAGGTGGACAACGGCAACGCCGGACGGCGCGGACGCGGCGGAACGCGCAAGCGCTACGGCATCATCGAGCGCAGCCGCAACCTGTACGACAAGCGCATCCGCGTCACCTTCGTGAAGCGCGGGTCGTGGATCGCGCAGACGCAGGGACCGTGCGGCGACGCGCTCATGGAGTGCGCTGGTCGCACCCAGTTGGCAGCGCTCATCCGCCTCGGCGAGTGGTGCGCCGAGGAGTGGAACCGCGACGCGCAGCCGGAGCCGCGCCGCTGCCCCCATTGCGACCGCGAGTGCGAGCCGGGAATGTCGCTGTGCGGCGACTCCGACTGCCCCCGATTCGACTGACACCGCGCCACGCCTCACCCCCCGGTCACGCGGGGGGACGAGGCGCTTCGCTGTGAAGCGCACCACAACACCCTGCTAGGAGAGACACATGGACAGCATCGACTTCACGCTTCAGTTCGCCACCGACACCGGGATCCGCGTCAGCGCCCTCTTCACCGGAACGCGCAACCGCCCGGTGGTGACGGTGTTCGCGACGATGGGCGACGGTCCGTCGTTCACCGTCGAGGTCCGGGACCGCACCCTGTCCCTGTACGACACCCCGTGCGAGCGCAGCACGGCGCTGGCGGTGATGAACGCGGCTCGCATCGCCTCGACCAGCGATGACTCCTGCGACCTCGCTTGCGAGATCGTGCGCGACGGGTTCGCGGCGATCTTGGAGGCGTGGCGGTTCGACAGGATCGCCGACGCGCTGCGCGGCTGCATCGTCTGCGACCTGTGCGCGACCGACCACAAAGAGCGCAAGTTGACCAAGCAGCAGCGCTCCGCGATCCTGACTGCGCTCCTGTCCGACTGCGACCCGATCAGCGGCGAGGAGTACGGCACGGGCGCGTGATGCGGTGACTCGCCCTCGCCTCCCGGCGCGAGCCGGGGGGCTTGGGCTTGCCATCGCGGCAACGCACAACGCACCACAGGAGAGACCCATGAACCTCACCATCACCCGCCGCTCGTCCTACCGCCGCCTCGACCGCATCGAGCGCCACGCCATGATCGCGCACCAGCGCCTGATCCACCGGGCGTTCGCCGAGTTGAACGCCTACAGCACCCGCATCGGGCAGGAACCGATCAAGCCGGGTCGCCTTCAGTTCACCAGCGTCGCCCATGCGCTGTGCTGGCTGGCTGCACAGCGCTGGAAGATGGACGGCAACACCCTCCGGTCCATGTCCCGCGACGGGGCGTTCGGGCTGCGGCTGGCGCGGCTACTGCGCCGAGCCGAGGCGCTGGACGATGTGCTGGAGCGTGTCTCCGAGGAGTACGGGACGCGGTACGGGGCGAGCGCCGCCGACTGCGCGGCGTGGCAGGGCGAGCGCGAGGCTCGGGGCGAGTGGGAGGCTCGGCACATGGAGCGTTGGTACGGCGACTGAACCGACTTCCGACAGCCCTGTCAGAATCACGCCCCCCGGCTCGATGCCGGGGGGCTTTGCTTTCCTTCCGAAGAACCCCTTGCAGCCCTGTGAGACTTGTGCTATAGTTCCTGCAACCCAACACACGCGCCGCGTGGCGCGAGTCAAGGGGCAACCGAGCGCTGCGGCGCTCACAGTTTGGGAGACACTCACATGGCACACGAACTCACGAAGATCGACGGTCTCGCGCTCGCGAACGACGGCGCTTGGCACGGCATGGGGACCGTCGTGCAGGGCGCGATGAATCCGTTCTCGGCGCTCCGCATCGCGGGGCTGGAGTGGGAGGTCGAGCAGTCCGACGCGATCACCGGGGTCTTCAACGCCGGGGAGCAGGACGAGTACCGGGTCTCGACCGACAGCGCCAAGGTGCTGCTGCGCTCGGACACCAAGACCGTGCTGGGTGTGGTCGGTCCCGACTACCAGCCGTTTCAGAACGCGCAACTCGCCGAACTCGCCTACGGTCTGCGCTCCGCCGCCGACGGCACGGTCGAGGTCGAGACCGCCGGGTCCATCCGGGGCGGTCGCCGGGTGTGGATGCTGCTGCGCGGCAAGACGGTCGAGTTCGGCTGCAAGGGCGACGAGACCGTGCCGTACCTGTTCCTCGCCAACGGTCACGACGGCTCGCTCGCGCTGAAGGCGATCCCGACCGGGATCCGCGTCGTGTGCAGCAACACCTTCCACCTCGCGCTCGGCGCTCGCCGCAACGCGATGTCCTTCCGCCACACGCTGAACCTCAACACCCGCGTCGAGGAACTGGCGAAGTGCATCAAGAACTGGGAGAACACCATCGACAAGGGCGCGACCGTCGCCCGGACGCTGGCGAAGACCCCGGTCACCCGGCAACAGGTGCAGGATCTGTGGGTCGATGTGGTGCAGCGCCTCGACGGCGAGATCCCCAGCAACCCGAAGAACGGCTGGGAGGAGCGCCGCCGCGAGCGAGCGGTCGCTGGGCTTGCACACGCGGCTCGCGTGTTCGACGCGGAGTCCCAGCAGTTCGGCGCGAACCTGTGGGTCGCCGCGAACGCGATGACCAACTGGATCCAGCACTCCCGCGCCGAGGAGTCGGTCCGCACCAAGGACAGCGCGGTCCGCACCTACGCGGCATGGGACGGCACGGTCGCCGACGATGTCGCGACGGCGCTCGACGCTGCCGTGGAACTGGTCGCGTGACCTGAACCCGCTCGCCCCCCGCCCCCCGGCATCGTGCCGGGGGGCTTTCGTTTCCACCTCACACTTCGGAGAACCCTATGCAACTCGTCCTGCTCGCAACCCTGATCAGCCTGTCCGACTTCGTCGCACCCCTCCCCGGCGGAGGCTTCTCGACCGGGCGCTCGTTCGTCCTGCCCGTACCCGGCGGCGGCTGGGCATGGGACGGCGGCATCGCGATCCCGACCCCCGGCGGCGGCTGGATCGGCGACGGCTTCGACCGCCTCCCCGGCTGGAGCGCGACCAACCCTTGGGGGCTGGAGCGCCGCCCCGCCTACCCCGGCTGCGACGGGCGGTCCCGGCGGCGCTCGCTTGACCCTTGGGCATGGGAGGACGGCGCTCCGCCCGTCACCCCCTACCCCTACGGTCGGCGACGCTGACAGCCAGCCCTGCCCCAACGAACAGCCCCCGGCTCACGCCGGGGGCTGTCGTTCCAGCCGCGCTAGACCCGGCAACGCGCCGGGGGCATCCTTGCGAAGAGGCTGGACCCCGCCATCCTAAAGCGCGGCAGCGCGGATCCGCACACAACCCCGGCGTTCCGGGGAGGCGGGATGGACGGTGATGGTGACGGTCCTGATAGCCCTGTCATCGGTCCACCAGCCAGCGTCGGTCAGCCCGTCGAGGTACGACTTGCACCGGGACAGGGCGTTGTCGCAGTCGATGAGCCGCTTGGTCGGGCAATGCCAATCGATCACCACATGGGCTTGCGACAGGGGCTTCCGAGGAACGAGGGTCCGGGCGGTCCCGAACGCGACATACCTGTCCGACTTGGCGGTGTTGGATCGGACCGTCCAATGGGAACGGGAGTTCGATCCCTGCACCCGAGGAAGCGGCAGTTCAATCGTCCGCTCGTCGCTTGCGCCGCTCATACTCCCTCCCGTCGAAGATGCCCTTGATGTCCTTCTCGGTGCGGAGGGCGAGCGCGATCATCCGCCGACGCACGGGACCGCTGCACAACTTGAGTTCGGCTATCTCGCGCAGTTCCGCGATGACCTCGTCCATCATCTCATCGAACGAGGAAACCTCCATAGCCCTGCGAGACTCTCGCTGGATGGCGCGTCCGAGTTCGCCCTCGACTACCGTCAGCCGTTCGCGGACCGTCATGTCCATCCGATGAACGAAGGATGTGTCGGGAACCCTCATCGCGCACCCGACCTTTCCGGCAGCACGCTGATGCCAGCCCTGCGCTTGCGGATGTAGTCCACGGCGCACGCCAGCACGCGCTTGCCGGAGACAGGCGCGATCTCCTGCGCCGCCTTCAGTTCCTCCTCGCTGACATCGGCGAGGATGTCATCCGCCCAGCGATCCCACTCGGCGAGTTCGTGCGGGGTCGGACCGTCGCACGACCACTCCTGCTTCGCTGGCTCGCTCGTCGCCCATGCTTGCGTCGTGCGCGACGAGTAGATCTCCATGATGCGGTGGATCTTCGGCTCCTTGTACTGTCCGCTTGCCTCCATCTTGTGGAGTTTGGCAGCGTCCTGCAACTTGTCCTGATGCAGTTCCGACCAGCGCTCGGCGCAGAGCCGAGCCGTCGCGTCGTTCGGACACCATTCGTTCCATAGGCTTGTGATGAGTGACCAAGTCTGTAGGTATGTGGGCTTGTCCATGTGTCTCTCCCAATCGATTCAGATGAGTTCCTCGATCTTCATTCGTCTGACGAACAACGGTGTCGCCTCTCCCACATACGAGCCGACCACATTGAATTCCATGTACTCGCGAGCGTCCTCCTCCGTCATCTTGTCGCGCCGCATCAGGACGCGGACGCACTTCTCGTAGTCGTAGACGGATCGCGTGTGTCCGTTCCATTCGCTGACCATGCCGATGAACGCACGACCGAATCCATCGGCGAGCAGCACGATCTGCGGTTCGTCGCTCATTGCTCCCTCGCTTCCAGTTCCTGCAACTGCGACAGCAGCCGCACCATCCGGGTCTTCGCCTCCGCCAATCTCATCCTCGCCTCGTCGCGCTCGGCGGTGAGGGTTGCGTTCTCCTGCCGCAGTCGCCTGTTTTCCTGCCATGCCTTTTCGATCATCGAAACTGCTTCGGTCGGAGTCATCT